CGTGACTTGGGAAAGATAGATAATTTTGAGTCCCCCTGGACTTAGGAGGTAGCATGGCAAAAGAGATTTATCAGGAGCTTGGGGCGACCGGGCTAGAACACTGGGGCGGGTATGTACAAGAGGCCTATAATGCTAAACTGTATTGGCCGTCTGTACAACCTTTGTATAGCCGTCTACGCAGGTCTGATCCAGAAGTTGTTATGGCCCGCAACATCTTCCAGGCACTGGCCTCAGAGGTTGAGCTAAAATGGGATTTGCAAACGGACGAACCAACCAGCGATGACCTCAAGGCTCAAGAATTTGGTACACAAGTTCTGGAAGAATTAGACGGCGGTGTAGAAGGTTTTATATCTGACCTTATTAATAACGTCCCGTTTTATGGCTGGGGTTGGTGGGAGATTCTTTGGGGCGTACGGAATCCAAAATGGAAAGCCCCTGACACAGACGATGATTGGCGGTCATCCTACGATGACGGGCTAATCGTTCCCCGGCGTTTGGCGTTCCGAGACAGCTCCTCATTTATGCGGTGGGATATGAACGACGCCGGTAAGGTTCTGGGGATGGTACAGCAAACCGACCTCGGAAAACAGATTACACTTCCCGTTGATAAGTCCCTACACATCACCTACGGCGACTCTAATAACCCGGAAGGGCTGTCTCCACTTGAGGCTGTTTGGCGGTTGGAACGGCTGATGTACGGGCTTGAGGTGGTTCAGGGGATTGGCTTTGAACATGCGGCCGGTCATTTGATGGTCAAGGTTGATGGGGAATTGACAGACAAGGACAAGGCGGCGGTACGGAACTTAGCGCGGGCCTTGATGTCAGCACAAGAAGGAAACTATGCCGTGTTACCCCAGAAGGTCACAGAAGCTGAAATAAAAGATGTTACATTCCAGGCGGCCGGTTCGATCCTTGAGGCTATCAAATATTATGGTATTCGCAAGCTGACCGTGTTTGCGATGCAGTGGGCGGCTCTATCGTCCATGACGGATTCCGGCTCATATGCCGCGATGCAGGATAGCTCTACCATGTTTATGATGACTTACAATAACATGATTAAGGGATTTGTCAGGCAGTTAGATGACCAGTTGGGTCGGCGGCTGTTTGATATAAACGCAGGGGCATTCCCGAATATGACGAAGCGGCCCCGGCTGGTTGCCACTGAGGTAGAAAAGATTGTCAACCTCGACACGCTGGCCACCTTTGCGGACGCTATGAGCATCCTGTACCAATTGAACGATGCAGACCAGAACGCATTCCGGCGCAAGTCGGGCTTCCTTCCTGACGAATACCAGCAAGATGAAGAGGGCGAGGCCCCAGAACCTGCCCCAGTTGAGGATCGGGAGGTTGATGAGGCGGTAGAACAGTTTAGCTTGTTTGCGAAGGATAACTACCCAGAGTTGTATAAGAGGCTTCAGGAGGATTTATGAACCTGAAAGATGCGCTAAAACAGCACGTCAAACAACTTGCATCCCCCTATCAGGCACTATCACTTGACGAATACGCGGGCGTTAGAATGGAGTATGAGCTTGCCATTCAAGCGGCTATGTATGAATACATCTTGGATGTTGGCGGTAGGTCAACGCAGTATAAAAACGCGTTCAAGCGGGCTATCACCGAGTACTTTTATCTTGCTTTTCAGATTGGGTATCAGGACGGCTCTGGTCTTATCTTCCCGCAGGACGCTAGCGATTCAGACCTTGCTTGGTTGGGTGCGAAGCAAACCGGAGAGTTTGGGTACGTTGACGCTCTGTTCCTAAAGCTAAAGGACTTGAAAGACGAATCTCAGGATGTTTGGGCCTCAGAAATATCCCGTAGAACTGAGGGCTATGTCAGAACACTTGACGGCGTTTATAACGAGGGAAAGATGCGAGGCCAACTGGATAAGGCCCTGACGTTCACCGGTTCCGATGGGATGGAATCTTGCCGAACCTGCATGAAATGGAAGGGCAAACGGCACCGCGCTAGTTTTTGGGTCAAGCGGTCACTTATTCCGGGCCAGCCAGGGAACGATGCTTTTGAGTGCCACGGGTATAACTGCCAGCATGTTTTGATTGACGACAATGGGAACCTTTTCATGCTCTCGCAGGATATGAGTAACAAAATGCCTCACTGGCATTCGGCCCCCTACCACCTGTCAATGCAGGCGTGGGCTGACGAGAACCTTGCGAAGTTTGACCTGAAGTATGACCGCCGCGTTGGTATTTTAGCCGTGAGGTATAATGACCGCAGTAAATGACATCTCCCCGGAGATGGTGAGCATATCACGCATGATTGACCGGCTTCCGCCTGGTCTTTATGTGATAGAATTAGATAAGCCCCTGCACAAGCGGGGAGATTGGAGCTATTCTATCGAGAGGAAAGAACGGGTACGCGAAGGAAGGCTGGAACGAAACAAGAATGGAGAATGAAATGTTAAATAGGATACAGCAAGTGAAATCGTTCGATGATCTAAGGGAATAGGTGTCCTACGCACTAGAAAGGATTGAGATGAGATTTAAATTCGGTCATATTGCGGACTATAAAAAAATACCAAAAATAATAGAAATTGAAACGATTGAAGACTTGCTTGCCCTCGAAAAGAAATGTCGTGAAGAATATGAGACACGTTGCAAAAATAAAATCTGCGGTCCCTACAGAGGATTGATGATTTGCGGGAATGAAATAATTGTATACGATGATTGGCAGTGAGTTGAATGGAGATTCTAATGTCTGAATTTGTATTAGGTTTTTTGGTTGGGGCGCTGCTTGTTGGCATAGCTGGTGCGTTTATGCTTTGCGGCATTTATGCTGTAGCGCTATTCTGGATATTTGTTGAAGGCGTACTGGGATGAAACGAGAATGGAGATTAGCTAAAAACATTTGACAAACTATATACAATGTGATACAATTTTATAGTAGCCTGGTGCATAAGCGCCTTGAAATAACAGAATAGTACAGAACGTCCTTGCATAGGCTGGCCGTTGATAGCTCGAAAGAGAATGTCAACGGCCTTTTTGTTACTTAGGAGGTTTTATGGATAAAGAAATGTATATGCTCACAAAGCTACAAATGGATGGCTTTGAAGAAGAAGGGTCTTGGATAGACGGTATGGCAGCCGGGGCATTCACGACCATGTGGGGTAACGAAATCGAAATCAAGCCAGAAGACCTATCGTCTTATGTTGTCAACACTCAAGCGAACTTACAGGCTACCGAAGACAAGGACGGTAATCTCGTTGGGCTTCCGATTGACGATTGGGGCCACAGCATGGGATTGGCGGCCGGGTGGATCACAGACGTGCGCCTTGCTACAGACGGCCGTAATGTTATTGAGTTCAAGGTACGCTGGAACGACACTGGAAAGGAGCTGATCTCATCTGACCAGATGCGTTACTTCTCACCGACATTCAACATGAAAGCAAAGGCAATTATCGGCGGAAGTTTGACAAACTGGCCCGCTACACGGACTGAGAATGAAAAGATACTGCTTAAGCCGGTGGCACTATCGCAGGATATGTACCGCTTTGAGGAAAGCCAGACATTTGGCGGACTTATCAAGGCGGGATTTGAAGATTTGAAAGACGCGCTCGGAATTTCTAAGCGCGATAATGAAAATCCGGACACTACGGAAAGGAAAAGTATGGACGAAATTCTGGAAACCCCAGAAGCGCAAGCTGAGATTGAACGGCTTGCGGATGCTCGCGCTGAAGAAAAGGCTAAAATCTTAGCCGACAAGCGCGTTGCTGAGGCGTTGGCGTTACAGAAACGCCAGGCGCATGTTGCTGAAGTTGTGGCTCGTGTGATCGGTGGAACTGACGAGAGACCCGTTGGCCTTGCTGTCAATAAGGAGAATCTCGAAAAGTTTATGCTGTCCCTGCCAGAAGATGGTCAGGAACAGTTTGAGGAAATGCTTTCGGAAATCGCCGACGCTAAAATCGTGAGCTTTGAAGAAGAGGGCCACGGTAACCAGCTTAACGGCAAGGTGCCATTGCCCGACAACATGGCGCAGCAATTGTCAAAGTGGGTTGAGGCTAAGTCTGGCACTGTTGGCGAGTGGTTCGCCTTGAATGCCGATATGCTTGGCGAAATGGAAAGCTATGACCTCAGCAAGTATAAGGAGGATAAATAATGACTGACCTTTCAGCAAACGCCTCTCTCCGGTTCATTGGAGAAATCTATACCGAGAAATTCATTCTTGATTCTTCGGCAGCGCAGCATCCTTATCGTGGTGGCCCCATGATTATCGACCAGTCAGAAGATACGCTCTATCCACGGGCGTTTCTTGATGCAACAACCGTTGCCGCAACTGACGTTTTTGTTGGGATTGCCCTGGAAGAAAAAAGTATCGCCGCTGGCGATACTGAGAACGTAAAGATTGAAGTTGCTGTTGGCCCGACCATCGTTGGTTTCGTTTCCAGCGTGTTCGATGAAGCCGACCTCGGTAAAACTGTATACATGAGTGACTCTGCTGTTCTCTCAGAGACGGCAGGGGATAATCCTCAAATTGGCAAGCTTGTTCGTGTGAAAGACGGCTATGCCTTTGTTGAACTCTCAGCGCCTCAGATTTGCACCGGTGCATAAAGGAGAATAATAATGACTATTTCTATTGATGCCCCTAAGCATCTAGTTACTGGCGCTCGGACTGGGTTCTTGCAATCCTACCGCGAACGCGGAGAAAATGCAGCTTATTTGGCTTTCACTCAGACTTTGAACATGGGCCAAAAAACCGTGGATATGGTTGACCTCGGTGCCGCCCCGATGCCTGTTGAACAAACCGGTAAGGGCGTTTCTAGTTCCTGGGTTGAAAAATGGCTGCAAGTTACGCCTAAAGATTGGGAAGTGAAAATCCCGATTGAACAAAACCTGATTGACGATGACGTGACTGGAACAATTGAAGCTCGTTTCCGCTCTGCCGGTGCCGCCTTTGCGAAACATCTTAATAAGCTGGCATTCCAGGCATTGAATGGTGGCGATGGCACGACTTACGGGTTATGCTATGACGGCCAGGAGTTCTTTGACTCTGACCACGCCGATGACGGCGCAGACTATCAGACCGACCAGGATAACGAATATGATCTGGCCTTGACGCTGGATAACTTCGAGACCGTTTTGGTCGCAGCTGAAGACTTTTTAGATGACCGCGGTAACCCTATTGACTATAACTTTGATACCATCATTACTTCTAACCATCTCCGCCGGAAAGCCTATAACATCTGTGGTAACCCACAGTCCTATGATACTGCTGACCGTGAGCTGAACCCCTACGCCAGTGCATTCAAGGACCCGATTATCTCGACCTATATGGACGACACGGCCTGGGTTTTGGCCGCAACATCAGAAGAGGTCAAGCCTCTGATCCTCGGTATGCGTAAGCAGCCCGAACTGTCAGTCTGGAAAGACTACGATGCAGCCGGTGGCGGAGTTTGGTACTTCAAGTGGCACGCTCGCTATAACATCTTCTACGGTGACTGGCGTCTTGCCATCATGGGCGACTCCTAAAGGAGGAACCAAATGGGAGATACTAATTTTTCAGGTCAAGTTGTTTCTGCTGGTGGTTTTGCAGGCGATGTGACCGGCAACCTAACAGGGCTTTTCTATGGCGGCACGCCGGAAGAAATAAACTCTGATGGCTCGCTGTCTGTTGCTACGCTTTTGAGCATTGTTGGCCCCGATGGGTCTGACGGTTCGGCGGCAACGGCCTTTAGTTTGCCTGACGGCACGGCCGGTCAAATGAAGCTGCTGAAATATAATGACGGAACCACGACCGTAGACGCAGTTGTAACCCCAGCTCATTTAGAGGGTTATTCTACGTTGACATTTAATGCTAAAGCAGAGTACGCCGTTTTGGTGTTCGATGGCAGTTCCTGGATTCCGATAGTTTCAACCGCTACGCTCGGATAGGTTGATTCGTGAGAAATAAACTTGCAATAGTGGGGGCAGAAGCCCAAACAAGGGAAAACGCCCCCTACAATAATCTGGAATATGACATTTGGTCATTTTCGGATTGGCTTACGGCTGATTGGTTGAAGCGGTGCGATGCTATCATCGAAGTTCATGCACCGGCGGTTTACCGCAATCATCCAAGAACGCCGGGCTATTGGCAAGCATTACAGCAAACGGAAACAACCGTTTACATGGCCCCCATTGCTGATATGAGGGTCCCGGCGGCTGTTGAATATCCGCTAGACTATGTTTTGGCTATGTTGGGCGATTCAACTAATGCAGGCAAGCCACTCAAGCCGTTTAACTGCACGTTGGCCTTTGCTTTAGCCCTGGGAATTTATCAGGGGTATAAGGTCATTGACGTTTATGGCGTAGAGTTGGCAAATGGCGGAGCCTACAGTAAACAATCAAGCGATTTCGCTTTTTGGGTGGGCTTTGCTGCTGGTCGTGGAGTCACTATCAATATTAACTGCTCAGAAGGGATGTTCTCTCACCCGCTTTATGGGGTAGAGGACACAACGCCAACGGCAAAACTACAAAAGTTATTGCAGGAAACCATTACACAACGGGAGGACGCTCAACGCACAGTTAACGCCGCGAATGGCGCCCTTCAAATATTGCAACTCTTATTAAAAGACTAGTTGGTTACAGGGGGTGTTGGGTTCTCCATTCCCCTCACCCCCTGACAACCTATCGAATGGAGATAAAAAATGGAGGTGCTATGTACGCGAAAGTAAAAGAGTCAAATCGCTGGCCGTCCGTAAAATCGTGCGGTGGCGTTGTGTTTAATAAAAAGACATTTGTCAAGGTTCCGCCTGGGCGAGAGCAGGAAGCGTTACAAAACAGCCAGCTTGAAACATCCGAAGATCAACCGGCGTTGATTGTAGAAAAGCCGGAAGAGGCCGTCAAGCCAGAAATCAAAGAGCAATTAGTGGCGTTACCCGAAGACGAAAGTCTATCGAAGCGCACTTGGACTACACTCAAACAAAACGGACTTCCTGATCTGGAAAGTGTAAAGGCGTTCATCGAAGCGAAGGGCGAAGATGCACTCTCAGACATTGACGGGATCGGTAAAAAGGCCCTGGGCGAAATCCTGGGAGCAGTTAAGGAGGATTGATGGGACTGAGAATTTCTGGCCCTTATAACTCAGGTGCGGCAGCCGGCGGCGATGGTGTCGCAACTAATAATGCAACCTCAGCAATTAAGCTGACCGGCCTGGTCTATGGCTTTTATATTGAATACAACGGTTCCCCGCCTGCTGGTACAACCGATGTTGTCATTACGACAAGCGGGAATCAAAACCCTGCCGATGCCGTGACATTGCTATCTGTTGAAAACGCCGCCACAGATGGGTGGTTCCTGGTACGTCAGGCCACTGTTTCGGCCGCCAATGCTGCCAACACTGCTGACTATGAACCGATTCCGCTTGACGATAACATTAACGTTAAGATTGACGGCGCAAATGCCGCAGACAACGTTGATGTTTGGCTCGCGCTGATTGAATAGGATGGCACATGGCGATTGATGCTAACTCATACGGAACGGTAGAACAAGTTGCGGCACTAGTGCCGATGTACTCGATTAGCGGCGATTTTACAGTAGCAACGAATCCCACAGAGGCCCAAGTAGAAGCGTGGATTGACCAAATTTCGGACGTGATGAATACTTATTTGTCTGAGGCTGGCTTTACAATCCCCCTGACCGTTGCGACCAACACGGCCGTCTTATTTGTTACAGGCGCGGCCGCTGACATGTGTCATTACGTCAATAATGCTGGAAGATTCTATACAGAGCGTGCGCTTGAGATTGGCTTCAACCCGATTCAGGTTATCAGCAAAGAGATTGCCCGCTGGGTAGAACAACACGCCGAAGGCCTTGAGAATCGAGGAGAAGCCCGTACAAAAGGCGGTCTATCAGATATCGGCTATCGTGGCACGGATGAGGCCGGTAATGAAATAAACCCGATTTTTCAGCGTAAGGGGTTCGGAAACAGGTTTGACAACTTCGATGACTAATGTATTTGTAACTCGCGTTGTTGGGGCTGATGATACTGCCGCCGCGCTATTGAGGACGGCTGATGAAGTCCCCGTTACTACGGGCCATGAAATCCGCAAGGTCATGGAGAAGTCGAAGCGGGTATTGGTACAGCAGCCACCGCAGAGACCAGGCCAAACCTACGTTAGAACACAAACGCTGGTGTCCGGCTGGAAAGTAACGAACGTTCAATCTCCCTATGTTGGTCATGGCTTGCAGAATTACACACCCTATACTCAATGGGTGACAGGTAACGAGTTCGGACAAATGCAGGCCTGGATGCATGTTAACAGGTGGCCCGTGTTCCGTGAGGTCGTTGAGGAATTTGTAGAAGAAGTACCTGACAACATCAAAAAGCAGATTATGGTTGTGGCTGGCGCGGCAGGATTGAGGACTGGATAATGAGCGGTTACGACAACATTGAGGCCTCGTTGCAAGATATATTTCAGGGTATGGATCGTTTCTCGGATGCACAGGTTACACGTGGCAATGACAAAATCATTGATACCATGCTCTCAAATCAGGCCGCAGGCGATAACGCTAATGCGAACTGTATTGTTTTATACCCCGGCCCGTTTAGCCTGCTTGCGGAATCACAAAACCGCAGGACATGGCAATGGGTGACGTATGCTGAAATCTTTTACCGCTACCAACTAAACACGGGCGATTCTGAGCAATCCTGGACTGAGTTTCGGGACATGCGAGAGGATATTATCGACACGCTGATGACAAATCCGCAACTCGGACAAACAACCACTGAGATAGTAAGCGTGTTTATCCGTGCAGATCAATCACCGGAAGAAATCTATCGCAAGCCTATCTCGGCCAGCTCAAAACCGGCATTCATCAATCAGCGGCTGATTATAGCGGTCACTGAAATTGAAGATGTAACCTACGCATAGGAGAACCTATGGCTACTGGAAGAACAAATTTTAACTTATGGAGCCGTTTTTATGCAGACGGCTATGACCTTTCGGGCTATACGCGCGAATTTGGTGAGCTTCAATGGGAATACGACGAACACGAAGACCGCAATTTGACCGCTGCCATCAAGGGATATTTGCCCGGTATGGCCCGCACATCTCCCGGAACGGTGAACGGCATTTTTGATAACACCGCGACCAGCGGCTTGCATGTTGTCGCTTCAGGGGCAGGTGTACAAAGAACGGTTATGATTCCAATCGGAATCCGTGGCGTTCCCGCCGTTGGCGACCCAACTTATATGGGTGTGTTTGAGCAATTGTCCTATAAGGGCGAACCGGGCGGTGAAAGTCAAGTATCTGCTGCTATGATTGACTTTGGAGCGCAACACCAACCAACCGGCCTAAACTATGATATCCCGTGGGGCGTTCTGCTTCATGCGAATGAGGCCGAAACGGACGCAAACGCTGAAACCGGCGCAGGTGTAGACAATGGTGAAGCTACAGAAAGTGGCGGGTATCTGGTTTATCAAATTTTCTCAGTTACCGGAACCGGAACTGTTACTATAAGCATAGATGATTCCGCCGACGATTCGACTTATGACGCGTTATCAGGTGCAACAACCGGCGCAATCGCGCACACGGCGGTTCCTGCCGCCGGTGTTATTCAACTTGCGACAAATGCCACTGTAAAGCAGTATCTTCGTTGGCAAATGGCGCTTGACACAATCACAGCCTGCACGTTTGCTCTAGCATTCGTGCGTGGTCGCTAAAACGATTTAGGAGGCTTTTATGGCTGCACAAACTGGACGTACCGTCCAAAAATATACCGACTTTATTATCGAGGATAGCGGCGGAACATTGCGTTCCATTCCTGTTGATTCTATCAACGGGGTCGGCCTCGATTATGAAGAAGTAGACTTGACCGCCTTTCAGGATGCTATTCGTGGTGTACTGACAGGTCATCCTGATATGACCATTGACATCACCGGGCCATTTGACACCTCTGCGGCCGTGGCCGCCGGAACGCTCTCTGGCTCGCATACCATCCTGTCGGCAATCGCTGGCGGAAGCACCCCCCTTGCTATGGATATTCAAATCGGTATCCGACAAGCCTGGGAAGCTGGAGAGCCGCAATTTGGCATTAGCAGTGATGCAACAAATGGAGTGATCTGTACGATGTATAACGTCGATCCCGCAACTGGTAAATATTCCGCACGGTTCCGCCCGATTGCTGGTTCCGCTGCTCCAGCCTGGGGTACTGCCGCTGAATCTGTCGGATAATCAATCACAATGAATGGAGATTAACATGAGTAAGATCGTAAAATGTGACATCAAAGGATTTGAGGGTCAGATCACGATTCCTGACGTTCTGACCCTCCCTGTTTTCCTAAAGTTTCGGGACGGCGTTTTTGCTGGGGCGGATGCTAACAAAGAGGGCAAGGACATCTTCGACCAGATGCTCTTATCCCTACCCGGCATGATTCAGGTTGTTGAAAAATGGGAACTTGCTAATATCCCTCAGAATCCAACCGTTGAAACGTGGCCCGTAACCCCTCTCGAGGCCAGTAAAGAGCTTCACGCCTGGTTGATGAACACACTTAATCAGAACTACTTGCGCACCGAAACCAGTACACCAGATAACATTAAGAAAAAGGTTGAAAAGCGGAACGCGAAGGCGGTTGAGGCAGGCAATAAAGAAGAAGTGGCTGGCGACCCGGAATCATAGCGGCCCGCGTCTATAACTGGTGTGAAGATGCCGGGCCGATGCCAGAAGAAGTTGAGGTATTTGACGCCTGTCAGCTTTTAGGCGTTGACGCTGTTTTTGGCAGGCCGCTAAACTGGCTCGAGGTCAGGGTTTTTACCGCTATCCACAAGGTCAGAACGTTCTATGTTTCAAGAAAATATCATCGCGATAAAGACGGGAACATAAACTGGCCCGAGTGGGAAACAAACAATCCTGGTCGTGCAAAGTATCTGAATGAAATCTTGAAACTCGCTATTGACATAAGGGATTGACGTGACCGATATTCGAATCGATGTAATCGCCGCAACTGAAGACGCCGTTCGTCAAATCAAGAACGTCAGCGTCTCTATAAACGACCTTGACAAAAAGTCTGGCAAAGCCGGTTCTGGCATCAAGGACGTCGGCGATGGTATAGACGAAACCGGTAAGAAATCAAAAAGCGCAACCGATATACTGGGCGGCATGGCTCTAACATTCGGCGCCATAGGCATAGCCGCTATTGGTGTACAAAAGGTTATGCAGGGGGTCAAGAAGGCCTTTGAATTCACCCGTGAGGGTGCTGAAATACGCCAGACGGCGGACGCCTTCGATTCCGTCACTGACTCGGCTGGCGGCCTATATTCCGTACTCCCCAAACTAAGAGAAGCCTCAAATGGCACCATCTCCGACATGGAGCTGATGTCAAGCACAATGACGCTGTTGCAAGGAACAAGCGGCGATTTGAACGCGTCCCTGCTCGATTCTGCGGATGACATTCTGAGAATTGCAAAAGCGGCCAGTGAGCTAAACCCAGCGATGGGTGATACAAACTTCCAGTATCAATCTCTGATGACCGCCGCAAAACGCGGGTCAAAGTTGCTGGCCGATAATGCCGGGATTCTGGTCGGGGTTGGTACGGCGAATAAAAAATACGCCGAAAGCATCGGTAAGACGGTCGATCAACTGACCGAAGAAGAAAAGCAGATAGCCTTTGTCAATGAAATGCTATTCCAGGGACAAAAGCTGGTCAACCAGGCCGAAAAAGCCAATGCCAACTATACCGACACCTGGGACAAGCTGACCACGGCAATAAAAAACAACACCGACCGTATCAAGAAAAATGTTTCTGAAAATAAAACGCTAATTAAGGTCATGGATGACACGGCCGACGCGATGAACAACTCGAGAAGCTGGCGCGAAAAGCTAGACCAGGCTGTTGAAGCCGGAATTATGACCGAAGACGAATATTATCAGATGATATTGAAAGTCAACTCTGGAGAAATGGAGTTGTCTGACTCAATTGTCTATCTGACAGATTTGATTGAAGAATATAACGATAACATTACTCGTTCGGCCGACCTCACTGACGAGTGGGCTAATAATAACTACGACTTTGAGCCTAGCCTCGAAGAAGTTGCGGAAGCCATTGAAGAAGCCACTAAAGCCAATAACGAGTACATTGATAGCGTTCTAAAAGCGGACGAAATAAACTCGGACTACAAGGAAGAACTGGGCGAGCTTGAAGAAGAAATGGGCGATGTGTCAGGCCGCTTGCAGGAATTGGCCGATAAGCCCTGGTTGACCAAGGACGAACAGGAAGAAGTGAAGGACTTACGCGGCGAGTACTTTGACCTTCAGGGTCAGATAACCGACCTAGAGGCGGAACATGACCGCGCGGTCAAAGAGATGATTGCGGACTTGCTGCTAATGAAATTGACGCTAGACGGCGATCTAACGGCTTCAGAAACCGCTTTTTATCTGCAATTTAGAAAAAGCCTTGGGCTTTTAGGTGATGATGCCGAAACGTTTGCGCTAACCATGATTGGCGCAGCAGACGACATTTATGCTGAATATGAAGAAACAGGCGGCGAAATGCAGGCCGTTTTTGACTTTCTGAGCCGGATGGATGGCAAGGTAGTTAATACAACCGTCATCACTACTTATCTTGAAGTTTATAAGCGTACTACTGGCAGTGGGTATGGGGGCGGTATAACAGGCGGCGGTGCAACACCTCAAACTCAAGCTTTGGGCGGCCTTTACCAGACCGCGACGCCAACGCTCTTTGAAATGTCGGAAATGAACCAAATAGAAACGACCCTGGTTGTTCCGCAAGGCAAAACGCTCTATGATGTTGCGCCCGCCTCAAAAGTGAACGACCTGTTAGGTCAGCAAGGACAGCCGGTCGCACAAGGCGGCGGCAACACTTATAACTTCAACGTTGCAGCGGTAGAAGAAGCAATCAGGACTTATGATCAACTAAAGGTACTGACATGACAGAGAACCTCGAAAAAATAAAATTCTGGGTCATCAAGCCTAAAGCTATGACCAACATGATCACAAACCCGTCAATCGAAACAAACGACACGGGGTATACTGTTGTTGGGGCAGGGGTTACGAAAGCGCGAGTGGCTACCTATCAGCGTAGGGGCGCGTGGTCGCTGGAAATTACACCTGTTGATAGCGTTGAGTCCGGTGCCTACTTCGGGGATGTGACCGTTGTTAATGGAACGGTCTACACTGTGTCCGTTGATGTACACGCCCCGGATGGTGTTAACTTTTATCTGAAGGTACTTAATACTTCAGCGACTAGCCGCGGGTCGACAACTTTTTCTGGAAACGATAACTGGACACGTGAAACGCTGACCTTCACCGCCGCGGCCGATGAGGATGTTCGGATTTATGTTACCCGTTTCGATAGCGAAACAGGTGTTCTACCATTTTACATTGACGGGTTGCAGATGGAGGCTAACTCAGAAGCAACAACCTACTTTGACGGCGATATGGTCGGTTTTGTTCCAACTCGCAATGACTTCGGTTGGAACGGCACGCGGCACGGATCGACATCTTATCGCACCGCAAAGACACGGGCTGGCGGCGAGCTGGTCTATCTTGGCGTTCAGGGTTCTGATGATTATAGAGTAATGCAGACATCCGGCCTAGGCATGGGTTCGTTCGTGCAAACCTATACCAACATCATTACGGGCGGGATGCTGTATGAAAAACATAGCCGCACACCCAGAACATTCAGCCTGAAATTGGACTTCGGGCATAATGACAACATCGGCGAAATAATGGCGAAACGTGCCGAAATTATTGACGCTATCCGACCGGACTTGACCGACGACCAGCCCATGCTTGTCAGGATGCAGGGATGGAACGAAAGCATGCTTAGCCCTGCTGGTGAGCCCGTTGATGTCCCCTGCGTCCCCCTGACGCCGCTAGACAATATCCCAGACAACCCTTACCTACATCAAGCCGTTTTGTCTTTCCTTGCCACCGACGCCGTTCTCCCCGGCGCGTTCCATGAGGGCGCGCAACTTGACTTTGCGGATAGCTTGACGAATGCGAATTATATTTTATATAGAGATTCCGATGGTCAATGGCAGGAAATGGGGACGGGACTAAATGGCATCGTCTTTGTAATAAAGAAGGGGCCAGACGGAAAAATTTATGCTGGTGGGGCGTTTACAAACGCCGGGGGAGATGCGGACGCTGATCATATCGCGTATTGGGATGGGATAAGCTGGAATCCTCTGGGAACAGGCGTAAATAATACTGTTAGTGATATTGCCTTTGATAATGATGGAAACTTATATGCTACAGGCTCATTCACACTGGCTGGAGGCGTTGCAAACACGGTCAAAATAGCAAAATGGGATGGGTCGTCTTGGTCTCCGCTTGGAACAGGCCTTAGCGGTGGAACTGGTGGAGGAATTTGTTTGGAGTTCGACGGTCTTGGAAATCTTTATTGTGGAGGGTATTTTACTACTGCCGGAGGAACAACAGTAAATTATATCGGAAAATGGGATGGTTCTTCATGGTCAGCACTTGATTCCGGCGTTGGTGGATCATCTCCAAGCGTAGCCGATATTGTCTTTGCCAGTAATGGCGATATGTATATAGGCGGACAATTTACTACGGTCGGGGCCGGGGCTTTATCTGTAGAGCATTTGGCAAAGTGGGACGGATCAGCTTGGTCTGATGTGGGCGGCGGAGTTGGACCTGGAGGAAATGTAAGTGTTTTGAAGTTTTCTCAAAACGGAGATTTATACATCGGAGGATCATTTTCTATATCTGGAGGAGGCCCTGCGGATGATCTAGCTATTTGGAATGGCGTATCCATTTCACCACTCCCCGCTGGTTCTCCAAACAATTCAGTTTTAGCAATAGATATAGATAAAAACGGAAATGTTTACTTTGGTGGCGTTTTTACTATTGTAGGAAGTTTGAGCTTGGTTGATAAAATAGCGCTTCTACGCTCAGGTGCGTGGCAGGGCATTAATATTGATCTGCCTGGGTCTGCGAATGTTTATTCAATATCAATTATGGATGACAATAGTTTGTATATTGGTTTTAGTGGTTCTGGAACGGCTACCGCCCCAGGAAGAACATCAGTTGTAAATAATTCTGGAGCAAACGCCTATCCAATTATTAGTATTACTGGGCCTTGCGCTCTTTATCAAACAGAAGACTTCACATCAGAAGCACAAATAACTTTTAACTCACTCACTTTATTAACTGGAGAAATTCTTACTATGAATTTCGATCCAAATAACATTACTATAGAATCTTCATTTCGAGGCAACTGCCTCAATTACATCGCACCCGGCTCTGACCTTGCCAACTTCTACCTTCAACCTGGAGCGAATAGTATCTCACTGCTTATGACCGGAACGGACGGCGACACGGACGCGGTCATATACTGGAAGCCATCATACTGGTCGCTAGACCAGACAAAGTATGGAGTATAGGCGTGGCACGCTATCAAATTAACTTACTCTCACCATCCGGCACGTATATCAAAGACCTTAGCGCATTCAATATGCTGCAATGGTCACGCGCTGAGAACAAAGTCGGGGTGGCTGAACTATGGCTACCGGCGAAAATGGTATCACCCTCATTCCTGCAAGTCGATCAGATCATCGAGATTGAGCGTAACGGCGGCATACTAAATGAGACCTCTTATTTCCTGCGCTTTGCGGAGTATTATGAGCAGGCTGACGGCACGGAGTTGATTCACCTGTTGGGCTATGACCTAAACTATCTGCTAGACGGGCGAATCGTTGCTTACGCTTCCGGTTCGTCTGAAGGTGATAAAACAGACTATGCCGATGATATGATGAAAGAGTATGTTGACGAAAATCTGGTTAATCCCACAGATAGCGACCGAGACGTGCCAAACATCACCGTGGCAAGCGACTTGAGCCTTGGTCCAGAGATTGACATGGCAATGGCACGGGACAATGTGTTTGACGCTCTAACTGACATCGTAGAGCTATCTAATAACCAGGGAACCTATCTCGCCTTCGATGTTGTCCGGGCGGCAAGAAATAGCTGGCAATTCCGCACCTACACCGGCCAGCGTGGTCAGGATCACAGTCAGGGCGGCTCGGCAGGCTTGCGGCTTGTCGGCCCCCAGTACGGCAATCTCAAGAACGCAAAGATTATTTTGTTTGACCGGCGCGAAGAGCGCAATGTCGCTTACGCTGGTGGACAGGGTGAAGGAACGGCCAGAGAAGTTGAAGAAGTTGAAGACACTACTCGGTCATCCGCTTCACAGTATAACCGCCGTGAGGTCTGGGTAGACGCCCGCAACGTTGACTTGGGAGATACGGCGGCTTTGCAGGACAGGGGCAATTTGGCACTTGAAAAATACCGGCCGGTTCAGACGCTGACCGGGGACATCGTTGACACAAAGGGGTTTCGTTTTGGCATTCACTACGGCTTTGGCGACCTTGTAACAGCAACGGCCTTTGGTTATACGGTGGACTGTCACATCGATAAAATCAGTGCGGTTGTCAAGCCCGCGGCGGCTTCTGGAGCCAGTCAGGTTGAAACAATCACAACGAGTCTGAGAGGTGAGCTATAATGGCACGCGAAACCGATCTGATGAACTTGATGAATAGGATTGAGTCGCTGGAAAGCCGGGTTAGGTTTTTGAGCAAGCTGGAAGGTGGGGGAAGCGGTATCGTTGCAACCGCGAGTGACACTAAGACTGATACACAATCATCCTCTGTTTCGGCGGGCGACAGTGTTGCATTAACGGGACTATCAATTTCTCACGCGCTATCAAGCTCCTCTAACAAGATTCTGTTGATGGGGCAAGTTGGTGCCGTTGCATCTTCACAAAACTACGCTAACGTCGGCGTGGCTTTTGCTGTTGACGGAACCCTAATCGGAATAGGAACATCAGTTAGTAATCGCACGGCGGTTGGCGCGTATGGCGTAGCCGCAGCCTCATTTAATTACACCGTGCAATCGAGACATATTAACTGGGTTTACGAGCCAGGCGACACATCTTCACACACTTATACAATTCATGCCATTAATATCACATCAGCGACAAAAACAATTTATATTAATCGATCGGAGGTTGAGTCTGACTCAGCGGACTACGGCAGAGCAGCAAGCTCTCTTGTTTTACTAGAGATGTCCTTGTAATTCCTATCAAATTTGTTATAATATAGTAAGGGTGGACTGTTTCTATTCGCTAGTGATCGGGGTATAATGCGCGCTGAGATAAACAAGGTTAACGATGTCGTGACCGATTTGGTATTCGGCTGCGAGGCTACAAACAAACTCTCCATGTTCCATATGTCAGACATTCACTTTGATAGTCCATTTTGTGACTTCAAATTGTTAGAAAAGAACCTCAGACAAGCTGAGGAAGAACAGGCCCCAGTATTGATTGCGGGGGACGTGTTTGATTCGATGCAAACCCACGATGACCCGCGGCGCAGGCCAGAGGAGTTGACGGCCAAATACCACGTCTCCCACTATCTCGATGCGATTGTTATGGACGCCGTTCAGTTTTTCAAGCGGTTTAAGCTACAATACATCATCGGCATGGGGAACCATGAGAGTGTTATTCTGCGGAAGCTGAATACTGGCCTTGTTGACCGCCTGGTATATGGCCTAAACGTGGAGGGCGGGGACGCCGTTGGTATGGGGTATGGCGGCTATTTGAGACTTAGTTTTAAGTATAAAAGGGGCAAGGCGTCTTACCGCAAAATTGTCTACTTCCATCACGGCACGTCCAGCAGCGCAGTTGTTACCAAAGGCGTGATCCAGACCAATCGGCAGGCCGTATACATGCACGAGGCTGACCTTATCCATAACGGTCACCTTCACGAAGGCTGGGTCGTTCCCATTTCCAGGGCTAGACTAGCCGACAACGGCGAGCCTTATAATGACATCCAGTGGCACATGATGACGCCGGGGTATAAGGGTTCTGGCATTGCGACAAAGGAAACGTTTGGCTACGCAGCAGAGCGGCATCCGGCCCCGAAGCCTAAAGGGTGCGCCAAGGTGGAGTATACATTTGATAAGAACGCTGGGGTAGATATTCAGCCCGTTCCGATGTTTGTGTAAATAAGGGACTGTGTTATTTATGGTTCTGGCGCAAACGGAATTATAGGGCGTGGTAGGTATTCGCAACTTGTAAGTAATGCTTACAAGTTGGACGCGGGTTCGACTCCCGCGTCCACATTAATAATCACTATCAATATCTATCGTATTTATAATGATTACAAACACACCCGTGATGGGAGTGTGGTATAATATAAATAACATATCCGCCAAGCCTCTGATCCAAGCTGACATGGGGCGGATCTTAGGCCCCCAGCAATGGGGGCATCTTGTTATCCTATACGGTTTTGTCTATGATACCAATAGTGATACTATTTCCAAAAGTTATCATTTATATAACTAATCTAATTCTTTAGGGTGATACTAGTATCACCTAACGGAAATAGAATTGGTGATATGACCAATTTTATTGGTTAAGATAATTATCGTTATCGAAACCGTAGGCTACTGTTCATATAAATCATCCCATGCTGAATAGTGCAATCTTTTTCCGCAATAAGGACATTCTCTAATCTCAAATAAAATTCTCTGTCTTGTCCAGGGCTTTACAATGAAGTCTATTTTACAGAGGGCGTTCCAGAGAAAATCGCCCATCCTTTTGGATAGCTTAATTTTTCCAAACAGCATCATATAATAAATAAGTTGACTCCCTGGCACTTGACCTTTATGACAGACGCAATCTGGATTTGAGCATCCAGCGTCAACGGGGTTATTGCATTGCGGGCATCTAATCATTCCTCACCACCTTTTTGCTTATGTTTATCGCTTTCAATTGCTTTGCGAATTTTATAGCCCAAATCGTTCCAGTGAACATCACCATGACATTTGGGGCATTCCTGATCGATTGACATTAGCTGCATACCGCAAATCGTACACCAAACAACATTCTGAGAATTGTGCAATCCCCAATTCATTCCTCACCTTCCCTTTCTATTATCGTTATCGTAAGCGTAGGTTAATTATCGTCTACAAAACTATCGGCAATTTCATTGAGGGCATCAATTACGTTTGGCGGGGGTTGGCCCGTTGCCATTCTAACAATTTCTACATATTCCTCTGGATCAATTGTAAATTGAATCTTATTGTCGGGCGTCAGCTTCAAATTGTTCATTTCTTCTAAAATTGCTTTAGATGTACTAACAATCGCTTCTTTTCCAATGGTAAAAAATGTATCTGATTTGCTCATTCCTCACCTTCTTTCATGTTATTTCCCATTCTCGATTATCAACTTCTGCAATCAGCTCACGGGCCTCATCATGCCTGTTCTTGTCCAGCACCCCAACCCACGGCCTTTGTCTGTTATGCCCGCAGCAACAGCCGCCGGTATAGATCCCGTGCGCCCAAAGATAGGGGATGACGTGAGCAATGCAGGGGTCGATCGAAACTTGCGCTCCCGTTGGTGGATGCGTCATCACCATCGAGGGTCGAGAGCCAACATTCCATGAGACGGAGTAGCAATCACACATCTTCGTCTTCCTTTTCCGGCTCAAGTTCGAGGGGGCACCAGGAGGGGCGGGATTCAATAATATCGTTCGTTAATGTTTCTTTACCCAACACGCCAACTTTCCCCGCGGTACAGAGCCAATAGGATCCGGCTAGAATATCTAATCTGGTTCCAGCAATACAAAAGTCGCAAAATAAACAGCTGGGCGGAACCCAATCCACAACAATATGTTTTTTAATTTTCATTTTTTATCCTTCACGATCCGCATGTTAGTCATTTGTCCTCGCTTTCTATTTTTTCTTCAAATACGTCTTTGTGTGTTTTACCACAAACAGCGCATTCAACAAACTGCCCCTCGATAAACCACGCTTCTTCACCACAGAACGGGCAGTCGGCGCCGTAGTACTCAGGCTCAGGCTCTGGAATATCACTCCACGAGCCAACGCCGTACGCTGCCTCAAGTGGCTCACCATTTTCAAGATGGCCGCGCATCATGTCTTCGTTGAATGTCATTTGTCCTCGCTTTCTAGGGCGGCGTCAACCATAGCTTCAAGGCACTCAAGCTTAAGTAGGGCAGCATCTATATCGTCTTTTGGTGCCGATTTGTGCTCAACCAAGTATAAATTTCTGCTTGTATTTATATATGCCTTTAGTCCAAACAACGCCTCCCGCATCCTATCCCGTTCCGCTGTAACGGCGGCGAGTTGGGCTTTCAAAAGCGGATATTCTTTTATCCTCTTTTCTTCGATCTCTGCTGCCTTGCAATCAGGACATAGGGTTTTAGTTCCATCCTCACTTAACTTCGGCTCAAGCGTTCTCCCGTAACAATGCTGACAAACTGCAAATTCGACATCCATCACATCGTCCTTTCAATTATTCGTCTTGGTCAACTTCGCTTTCGACTGGGGGCATTACTTCCATAGATTCAATTTCACAATCTACAATGGGTTCAATTTTCACCATATCATCTGATAAGTTGGCCCAACCATCCAAGTCCGTTAATCCTTTCCAGCCCTTGAAAGCTATGCAGCCAATGACCATTTGCAAAATTTGTTTTGGCCCCCGCAAGTTATAAAACATGGAGCGCCAATCATCTGTGACCTGCTCAATAACACCGTCTTCAACTTCGGCGTTAACAGTCACATTGAATTCGATTTTATATTTTCTTTTCATTTCATTATCCTTTTATTGTTTATTAGAAATCCCTATTTACATATCTATCGTGAGTTGATTCATGCCATTTAAAACAGCGTGTCCTGCTGTTGTTCAACGTCCTCAATTGACCTAATAAGGCCTAGCGCTTGATCTCGGCTCAGTGCAATTAGTCTGGCGTCCGTATCATCATTTATAACCAATAAATAACCGCCACTCTTTTGGGCCATTAGTAGCGCCTCATTTTCTGAATCGTCCTGCGCCGCTTCCCAAATTGTCCTACTTTGTTCAAATCCGCCAAACTCAATCGGTGTCATTATGCCTCCACCACCAGAAAATCCCACTCATTCTCTGGATGCTGCCTAATCCACAATTTCAAGCGCAGTGTGAACGCCGTTGTTCTGGTTGGGCCACCCTTCACATCCTCGACCACGGTTTTACCGCCCTTGCTGTACTGAAAGTCCGGGGTGAAGTTCACGGGGCGGTAGTGCTTTCCGTTCCAGGTGGCGGCCGGCAGCAGGTTGAATCGGGGGTGGACCACAAGGTCAGTAATGACGCCAGCACGCACCAGAAGGCGCAGCTCACAGTAGCGGCGATATTCGGCCTTGCTGTCAAAGGTGTGGCCGTCGCGCTTGACCTTGACGGCGTGGTATTTGTTAGACATGGGCCGGCTCCAATACTTTGAACTCGATCACCCAAACCCAGGGGTTGCTTGACCAGGGGTAGCCGCGCTTTTGGTTGATGGAATTCCACAAGTCCTCAAAAACCTCAATCGTGTCGCATCCCCAATAGCCAACTCCCTCGGCTTGCGCATCATCCTCGCTTATCTCCTGCAACCGCTCCACGCGAACATCCGTAATATCAAGCATGATGCGGGATGCCCAGCGGGGCATGAAGATTGAAGGGCGCCATTTTTCGACACAATATGCGCCGGAGCCATCCGCTTTGTAACCAATGTGATAGCCCTCATATTCTATTTGTCCAGGCGTAAGACCATCATCCTTCAGTTGCTCATCCATGTCTGGCTCAAGCCCCCACGTCTCGCGCACCCAAAGGCGATCACCAATCACACCATAGGGACAGGTATGGTTTGGATCGCCATTAAACCAAGGCGCTTTTCCGGTGATTTGAAGAATATTCATAGAACCATCATGCGTGCTAATGATCTTCGGTTGGGGCTTTATCACCCGCCTGGTCTGCGTCTTTCGTCCGTCCAGAATTGCCCGGACCATATCGCCGTTGAATAAAATCGGTCGTTCTTTCATGTCATTCCTCCAATGGAAAACGGTCTTTTATCTCGCCTACAACCTCGTTCACCAGCATCGCCTCAAGGTGGCCCAGTGAGTCGTATTTGTGATGTCGGCCACCGTCCTCAAGATCAAAGACGTAGGAGTGCGCCTCGCCGTCCCAAAATGAGAGAGGGTCGTAGACTTTTCTGCTGCTATCTATTTCAAGAGCGGCCAGCTCTATTTCGTACAGCTTTTCAGCGAACCAGGCAAGAACCATCATCTTTTGTTCTGGTGTAATTGGAATGTCGTCAATGGTTTGGTATTTGTTTCTTATTTCAATATCTTTTAATTGGTCGCTCATGTCATTTCTCCACTTCCACAAATGAGACTTCGGTGATGTCGCCAGTTAGAGTAAGATTTCCCAAACAGCCCTTGACAAAAGGTCATATTCTGTGATCGTTACACTTCCAAAATTTAGGTGATTATCGCTATCAAGATAGAACGAATAAACAATCCGTTTTCCCGGCTTTGAAATTGTTATCTCCATGACCCGATCAGCTTTTTTACTCATAGCCTCGACACCATCAAAATAAAGATGGTTTGGGGCATAAACAAAAGAATCGCCCAAACCCTCGTCTTCGGTTTGCTCACGAACATCAATGAAAAAAGAATCCTCGCCTTTTTCACCGACGGAGATAACCATCGTCAGTTCTGGATGGGTTGGCAGGCCGATCAGTTGAATTTCGTCATCTGTATAGCGAAGGGTCATTTTCTTTTCTTGCTTTGCTTTTGCTGTCATTTCTATATCCTATCTTTTCTAAATCAAATGGGGTGACACGCCTAGAACGGAATCCCGTCATTCGCGGCACTTTCGGTTGTGCCATTTGGCTGTTCGTTTCCGCCGCCTGGCAGGAAGCGCACGTTAATTGCGTTCACCTCGTAGCTGGCGCCGCTCGTGCCGTCTCTGCGCTCAAACACTTTCGGGCTGCCGGTTTCCTTGTCTGGATTGAGCCTTCCGATCACCAGCACGGGGCGACCCTTGCTCAGGTATTGATTGCACGCCTCAGCTTGACCACCAAACACAGACACTCGGAACCAGGTTGTAGTTTCGTTGTCCTTGTACTTCTCTGACGTTGCCAGAGAGAAGGTGGTAACTGGGTTTCCGTTTGACAGAAACCTAAGCACGGGATCTGCGCCAAGCCTACCTACCAAAGTTAATTGAGCAAACATACAATCTCCTTTATATAACATGTTTCCAAATTTTTTTATTTACAATGAGGCCGATAAGTGTTTTATCAACATCCAAATCTAGCTTATCAATTATTTCTTGATATGTATAAATACCACATTTGTGAATCTTTCTAATTTCTCTAACCTGATTTGGTGTCAGCTTTGCTCTTATGTTTTTCACGCCAACTGGGGGATTGTCGTTAAATCCGCCGCGCGCCCTTCCCTTTTCAACCATATCTCTTGTATTGTCTGCCGGAGTCCCCAAAAACAGATGGGACGGATTTACACACGATCTGTTGTCGCAACGATGGCACACAAACATTCCGCTTGGTATTTCTCCAACAAACAGTCTAAAAGATGCGCGGTGAGCAGTTGTCCACTTGCCGTTTAGATAAAACATTCCATACCCATTGCTGTTTTTTCCGGCAGCCCAGCTCCAACAGTCTGATTTTGATTCCTTTCTAACCTTATTAAAAAACCTTTTGATGTTTTGGCTTTTTGTTTTCATAATGTTTCCTAATACTAAGTCCCGCCATCCAGATTAGCGACTTGCTTAGAGTAGCTTTGGATAGCGGGACTTAGTAGATAATCATTTACTACTCTAAGCATAATAAGTATAACATAAATTGAGACAAATTTCAAGCATCACATCTCCTGATTAATGCGAAGGTCAAGGTATTGGGTCATGACTGGCATTATTTACTCCAGTTCGCTATGGCGTTATGCAGGCGGATGGCCTCATGTTCGCTGCTTGCAACTGGAGAGTAATAACCACAATGACCACAAGTAACGGTATACTCCACACCTCTGCCAAGAACACCTCCGCCAAGATCGGTTTTTTCGCAATGACACGGCTTATCACACTCAGGATTAGGACACGGCGCAATCTCTGGCTGACGCTTGACGATGTCGTAACCCTGTTCGTCAAGATATTTCTTTACAACAACCATTACCAGCCCATTACAATTTTTTATCGCGCGCTCTATTTCTGTTATGGCGGTATCTACGTCGTTTTTATAAGGTTCCTCATCCAATTCATCAAGACAAATTGGGATGAAGTAGTCAATGTTATAGCCAGCACCCCACCAATAATCAAACCACTCCAACGCCCGCCATTCATCAGCGATAGAGCGTCTACCTGTTAGATGTACGACATACACACCGCCCTTATCAGGCTTATGCTTTGGATATTCCAGGGGCATTACTTCATCCGGCGGATTAGGGATGTCGATGATCCAGTCTACAGCAGGGATTATATAAAATCTGTTTTCGCTCCACGAACTTGAGCAACGGAACGCTTGCCAATAGTTTTCGTCTTTAGGTTCAACTGCGACAAAATACATTTTTCCGTCGATCAAATTTTCTTTTACCTCTTCCAATCGTTTTGGCATTAGCTGTCTTTTTGTGTACATTTCTCACTCCTTTGCCATTGCTGGCGATAATCCGTGTTCATTTTTGTGGCACTTTTTACACAGTACAATCAAATCCTCTGGCAGTTCCTCACCCCTACGCTCATAGGTAATGTGATGCACCTGCAACTTTTCGCCAGATCCGCACTTTTCGCAAGCTCCGCGCGCTCGTTCAATCGCATCTAATCGAGTCCGCTGCCACTCCTCAGTTTTTAGATACAGCTCATAGTCCATATTCTTCAATTCTACCAAACGGGCATGGTCATAAATAGCCTTTGCCCTCTGATAAAACGGTTCAATTGTTTTGATTTTTGCGTGCAGTGTAGCCATCGTGTTTTTGGCCTCAATATACGCCTCGTGCAATCGTTTTGTTTTATTGCTCATTCCGATTTTTGCCATTGTTCACCTCTTTAATATCTTGGGGCGTTACTGGTATATTCACCAAACGCCGGAAAGCCAGCAATCTTGACAAGCTTCAAAGCTCTCGCCCCGTCTGATTCGCGCATCTTATCCCAGATAAGGTTCACGACATTATCTTCTTTTTCGTCTTGAGATAAAATTGCAATCGAATCGGCGTCGTAAGATACCTTATGACTACCCGACAAATGCGACATTGTTGGGCTTGATCCGTACCCCTGCTTATTTAGCGACTGTATGACAATTCCGGCAAGGTCAAGGTCTTTACAAATCCCATGAATTTGGCGGGATAGGTACTCGCTTTTTTCGTTGCGGTCCTTGCCATAACTATCAGCTAGCAGGTCAAGATAGTCCAGAATAAACCATTCTACGCCCTGTTGTTGTTTAAGCCTTGACAAATCGGCCCGCAACTGTAAAGTAGTCCAATCCGTAGCGTCTGAGATATAGATTGGAAGCGGGTCAAGTTCTTCAACGCCCTTATTCAGCTTCTCCCACTTCTCATTCATGTCAACGCCGGATAGCATGTTGTAAGTCGGTATTTTCGTAATTGCCGATAACCGCCGCCTAACCATCGCCTTGCCGGACATTTCAAGGGCATAGACCGCTCCGGCATGCCCATTAGCGGCCACCCCACAACCCAGCTGAAAGGCCAGCAAGCTCTTACCGGTTCCTGGCTGGCCTGCGATAATAAATTCCTCTCCGGTTTGCAAGCCATAGGTGATTTTATCAAATCCTTTCATGCCGGTTTCGAGGCCGTGAATTAGCTTTGGGTTTTCGGCTCGCTCAGATATTTCAGAGTATAAATCGGTTAAATATTCTTTCATAGCAACCGCGCCGCCTTTTGGCTTTGCGGATTGCACCAGGTCGGATACGGCTTTGCTTATAGCGTCACCAATGTTAGCTTGTTCGTTGTACGCCTCTTTAGCCAAGTGTCCAGCGGCCCCAATAACGAATCGCCTGACGGCTGTATCTCTGATAATCCGCTCGTAGGTCTCGAAGTTATATGTTTGCGGACATTGGTTCGGCAATCCCATAAGATACGCTGGCCCACCGACATCGTCGATTTTCCCCTTGCGCTCCATGACCTCTGTGAGTGATACCAAGTCAAGGTCTCGGCTTCCAATGGCTCGCATGGCTCTATAAATTTCCTGATGTCCAATGTCATAAAACGCTTCTGGCTCAATCGAAACACGATTGATAATTGATGGGTCTATCAGAATTGCGCCAAGTAGAGCGGCCTCCGACTCCCTCGATTCTGGCATTCGCAAAGGGTCTGTCATATCACGATCTCCTCTCCGTCAGGGCCAAGATAAGTCTTTTTAGCGGATTGTTTCGCTTCATTCTCTGCAATGTTTCCGCGCAGGAAGCTTGTAATGCTCGCTGGCCTGGCAACTGTATATTTTTTCGTTAGTGCCGCTTCTACCGCCTCTTTTATATCGGCTCTCGTTACCCCAAGATTAATCCACTCTCCAACCTCCTGAATCCATCTCGAATAGTGGGTCAGGCTGTTTGGGATAGGAATTTTCGTAATTTCACAAAAGGAGGCGATGTACTCTTGTTCTGTATCTGATTCTGTTCTGTTCTGTTCTGTATCTATTCTCTTCTCTTCTGATTGACTATGCGTAACCGGTTCTGTTACTACATCGTTACCATTAGTAACGCCTTGCGCCTCATCGTAATATTTATCTTTTATTTCTTGTTCTCTGAGCCTTCTCATGTACTCGGCTTTTTCCATTGGTGCTTGTCGTTCCTCAAAGTGCGTTACCTTCCAGTTACCATTTTGTTGGCAGACAATACCTTTTTGCTCCAGAGATTCGAGGTCATTGGTAAGGTCAGCGTCTGACACCCTCAATCTCCAGGCCATATCAACAACTTTTGGCAATGAGCCGTCCTCATTGTTTTCGCCAGCAAGTAAAAACAATTCGATAACGCGGCGATAAAGATGGTCTGATAGCGTCCCCATTTTGGGATCGTCTAGTATTTCGTGATAAAGTTTTACCCAGTATTTTGATGCCATATTGCTCCTTATTAAATAAAGCTCCGCTGCCAAGGCTGGACATTCGGCTAAGAATGACCTTGAACAGCGGAGTTTTATTGTCCAGTTACATTCTTAGCCTCTATTATTTTACTCGCGTTTGCCCTGCGTGTCAAGGGATTCTGCATCCATAATGCAGCGTCCGACATACTCCGCAACCTGCGGTACTACGGCGTTTCCGAGGCACTTAAGTCTGTCCACCCGGTTGGGAACCCCATTAGCCACTCGACCCACGTCGGGTTCAACTGACCACCAGTCACATCCAAGCTGTTGCATAAGCCGTCTCCCGGTGCGTGCTGTCCCCTTTGCGTCTGACCTTTCCAGTCGCGCGACCGGGGTGTTGGGTACATTTTTCTCTTTTCTTCCTTCCAAACCTGATCGTTGAGTTGATAGTACGGTGTTGAGCTGTTCACCCGTTTTGGGCTGCGATAATCCCTGGCCTGTGGTGTCGGCCACATTTTCACTGCCATTGCAAGAGGCGGAGTTGATACCTTCCCGTCTTTCTTTCGCTTTATCCATGTATCTGGATTTTCGCTTGTGGTTTTGCCAGCTCTCGGCGTCGGCCAAAATTCCTTGTTCTTCGGCTGAACCTGATCTCTCAGTTTGTAATGCCCGGATTTGTCCTTGTGCATTTTCATAACGCCCCCCTCCCCGTCTGAGGCTGATGGCGTGCGCCACAACGAAGATTCGATATCTTCTGTGGTTGGCTCCGAAAGCCGCAGCTGGAATATTGAACGTCCCAACGGTGTAGCCCGCCCATTCCAAGTCAGCAAGAACATCGTCGAGCATGGTAGTAATGATTCCAGGAACGTTCTCACCCACCACCCATCGGGGTTTGAGTTCTTGTATAATTCGTAGATATTCAGGCCAGAGGTTGCGGTCATCATCCTTGCCTCGTCGCTTCCCGGCGACACTGTGAGGTTGGCAAGGGAATCCTCCGGCAATAAGGTCAACTGGTGCGAGTTCATGTTTTCTCCTTTGTGGTGGCTGGTGGTACTCACCCCATTTAACACCTTCCGTTGTGACTGGTGCACCACCACAATCTTTTATATCTCGATATTTTGGAACGCCGGGCCAGTGTTTCTCAAGGACCCGAGTGCAGTAATCATCAATCTCCACCTACCAGGCGCATTTCATCCCGGCACGCTCAAAACCGAGATCAATACCACCTATACCCGTAAATAGTGATCCAAATTTCATTTTATTTCCCTTATATCAATACTTCCCACTATCGTATCTCTCAGATACTTCTTCCAGTCTTTCAGCACGGCGGTATCACTCACTCGCTTGCTGCTGACGGGTTTCCCGTTGACATACTCGACCAGGTGGCGTTCTACGCCGTTGGCGGTTCGGACTAGGCGGTATACTTCCATCTCATACCTCCAGCTTCATTTGCTCGGCATACTCGCCTAAGTTGCGGATGTAGTCGTCAATAATAGCCAGCTTCTGGTTGATGGCCTTGACTCTTGACCGCATCGAGGCGGTGTATTGCAGGGCTTCATCCCTGCAAGTTGGCAGGAAATAGCCCTTGCCAGTATTGACGGCGGCGGTTTCACTCAAGGCGTCCCTAATCCGGCGGTCATAGCTTTCAATGACGTATTCGCTTCCTTTGGCGTCATAACCCAGGCACTCGCCGCGAAAGACTGCGTATGTCAGGTGGTTGCGCTTGATAGCGTTGTCCTTGCCCTTGTGTTCTTCGAGGATAGCCTTGACCGCCTCAGTAATATCAGGTGTCGCTTGTGGGTAATCGTTCATTTGTCAACCTCACAATTGTCAACCTCACAAAACCCCTGCTGGATAAGGCGCTTGGACGCCGAGTGATAATCTTTGACGGCCTCTCGATAATTTCCGCCTTGTGAATACAGAACAGAATCAACATGAACCTCATAGATTCTTGATTCTGATTCTGTCAAACAAACAAGGGCCGACATTGGCAATCCGCCACTCCTCGTGAATAATCTTTTTCTTAGTAATATTTTGTTCATCGAAATATCCTTTCCTTGACCTTTAGTCTCAGGTTATCGTGCCACTCGATCATGTGATCCGCTCCGTATCTCTCGCATTGCACGCCCCAGAAGTAAACCCTGTTCTCGAAGCTGTCGGCCTTTCCCGTTACAAAGTGGCAGGTATAGCATACAAGCTGAAAATTCTCATCCGTGTTTAGTTCGGGATAGCGTTTATCGCGCCTATATAATACATGATGGGCTTGCTCCGCCGGATTGTTGCACCCCTCACACTCGCAAGTGGTAATCTGGCGGTCGGCCATTAGTCGCAGGGCGGTTGAGGTTGGCATTAGTCGGGAATTTTACGGAATTTCAGAACTCTTAAGTGGGGCAATGGAAAATAAACTCCGTCTGGGGAAACCCACTTCATCCGCTCATCATCAAACCATAGAACTCCCTCAAACTCAAAAACTTCACCAGGGTCGTCAAAGTTTTGAATAGCACACAGATAGTATCCATCTTTATCCCAATAGTAGTCGTCATCTGTTTCCGGCCTATTCTCAGGATAAGGCAGCCATCCTAGCCCCAGTTCCTTGTAGATGGCATCGGCGATTTCTTTTGCTTCCTTACTGCCAAACATTCCCTCCCCAGTAACCCACCAATCGTCATTGTCGTTCTTGATTATTCTCAATATTCTGTCAATAAACACAACGCTCTTTTCCATTTCACTCCTCCTCAAACAAATCAATTAGCCTGACACCAAGTGCGGCGGCCAGTTTATCGGCGGTTTTGGTATTAATGTTATGCCGCCCATTTTCAAGTCTGCTGATGTGTTCCTGGGATACGCCTGACAGGCTCGATAATTCGACCTGAGTCATCCCAAGCCCTTCTCTCAGTTCCTTTATTCGTTTGCCGTAATCCATAAGACCTCCTAAGTTTTGTTTGACACTCTTATCATAGCATGATATAATGAGGATGTCAACTAGCTGGGTAAAATTCGCAATTTATTAACCTGTTGTTAACAATAGATGGTTGACAAGGATGTCATAAAGTTGTATAATATAGATACAGTAAAACACAGACAAACAGGAGACGAGAAATGACAGAGAAATTAGAAATTGGTCAGGAAATCGAAATCAGAAATAATACCTATATCATCCAAACCATAATCGAGAAACCACTTAGCGGAATTCTGGTAGGACTTCGCAAACCCAAAGGAAAAGCATATTACGCAGTACGAACAGACGGTCAGGGAAGATTTACTTCACCTACTAAAATTGGATAAGAAAACAACAGCCCCGCCGGTGGCTAATAACCGGCAAGGAGAAAATGATGGAAACGAGGCAGGAAATAGCAGAAGGAAATCGATTATCAAAAGAGTATCACGATAGAGTAAACGCTGAGGCATACAATCGCAAGCGGGACATGGCAACGAAGTACAGCGATGATGAAATTCGAGAATTAATCAAAGTTTCATGGGCTGCCATTAGGGACGAATGGGACGAAAATGGGGAATCTGCTAATGCTTGCGCTAATATTGCTCAAGCTATGATTGCCTACAATAACATGATTAGCGAGAGGTGGAACTAATGCCTAGCACAAACACTCTTATCGAAGACCACCGCCGTATCCTGATGATTAGCGTCAACGGCAAGGTTAAGGTCAATCCAAAATTATGTAAGCACGAGAATGTGGTCAACATCCACGAAGGACACGAGTACACCATTCTTGGAGAGCGCGACGACAACATGGCAAGCTACGCCCAATGCCTTGACTGCGGCGCAGTTAAGCGCGATGATGGGACTTGGGGACCTAACCTCAATACCGAAAAAGAGCCAGAGTTTTAGAAAAGGAGAAATGATGAACAGGTCAGAAAATTTAGGGGCATTATCAAAAGCGTTGGCGGAGGCTCAGGCGGAAATGGGGCCAGTGGGGTTTGATGCAACTAATCCATTTTATAAAAGTAGGTATGCCACGCTTGGCGCGTTGATTGCGGCGGCAAAAGTGGTGATGCCAAAGCATGGATTGTCTTACACCCAACTGCCAATTTCGGACGGCGAGCGCGTGGGAATTACAAACATGCTTTTGCATGAAAGCGGTGAGTGGATCAGCCAAGATTTTTACTTGCCCTTAGCGATGGGTTCAAAGAACCTTATTCAAGAGGCAGGTAAGGCCATTACTTACGCAAGGCGGTACGGATTGGCGGCAATGTTTGGGATGTATTCGGATGAAGACACGGATGGCGAGGGTGAGCCCACTAAGTCTAAGTCTGTTTCTAAACCGGCCGCTAAGTCATCCGCCGCCGCCAAGAACACCGGTCCTATTATCAAAGCGGTGTCGCAAGATAAGGAATACGATTTCAAATCCAGACCCTATGATCCAGATACGCTTAGAGCGGCACTGGCAAAGAAGGCCGATACAATCGGCGAGTATAATGCCAGCGACAAACAGCGCAATCTTTTGGGTGCATTATTGAGTGAGTATTTTCAGGATGACCAGAAGCGGCACATCGTTCAGCTGTGGCTGACGGGTTCGTCAAGCACGAAAGACATGAACGGCGCAATCGTCAAGGCGATGTTGGATTGGCTATCCCCAGAAAAGGCATCTGACGGATCGGGAGCATACTATATTAGTGAGACATCAGAAAGAGAACTCTCCCACGTTTTGACGTCTGCTTTGATTGACGAAGGACAAGAACAATTACTTTAGGCCTCATAGAGGCACATTGATTTTCTCCTTGAAAAGGGCTTGTCGGTGTGTGCTGGCAAGCCCAAAGGGAGAAGGAAAAGAGGAATAGCCAACCAGGGCCAACCAACAAACTTTAGTTACAGAAAGGAATCTGCTCCTAAAATCTGGATAAAAGGCTTATTAATCACCTGGTCGTATTCAATGGGGCGGTGGACGCTGACTACAGAAGCCGCCCCAAAAATGAAAGGGAAATTGAAATGAAAAAGCTATTAGCCATTGTGTTATGCACCATTATTCTAGCCATTGCGTCACCGGTTTACGCCCAAGGAGATACGGGCTATCCGGTGGATGATTTGTCCCTTGCGCCCTGCTCCGCATCTTACGGCATGGGGCCAATTACACCAGCCGCTTGCGTGGCTTACTATGAAGTCGAATACCCTGACATCGCCACGGGGTGCGGAGAGTATGAGCCTGTTGAGTGCGTGGCATATTATGAGAGCCTGCTAATTCCGGATGTTGTGGAACAGGTGATCTATGACGACGTGGTTGAGACAGCGTATGTCAATCTTGCTGAGAGTGCGGATAGCACGCCGGACGTTGCCGCTGGGGGCGAGGGGCCGATAATTGTTTGGAGCATGACAGATATTATCGGGATTGCGTTTGGCGGACTACTTCTGACGGTTGCGCTTATATTTATTGTTGGCAATGCAATTTCTGAGTGGGCCAAGAATAAGCGGAAATAGACCAGTTGACAACCCAGTACAAACGTGATACAATCTAAGAGTAGTATTCTATTAATTATTTGGAGGGTATGAATGGCACTTCTGCTCAAATCTCGTAAATTTTGGTTAGCCGTTTTCGGCGTTGTACAGGCAATCGTTTTGCACTATCTGCAAATTCCTGATGAAATTTGGCAAACCATCGCCGCCCTGGTGAGTGTTGTTATCGCCGGTATTGCGATTGAGGATGCTGGCCGTAATATTAGCGGCACTTCGATCTAACAATTAGCCCGTCTTTATGGCGGGCTTCACATTATGGACTGGACTACAGTTATCGTTGCGGCAATCACCGGCCTGTTTACAGGCGGTCTTGGCGTTGCTGTTATTAATGGGTTGTTTGGGCGAAAGAAAGAATTAGCCGAATCTCAAAGGCTTCTTGCCGAAACACAGAGGCTATTGGCTGAGGCTAAACAAGCCCAAAGCGTTGCTGACCAAAATGCCGTAGCCGCCGCCGCCAAAATGCTTGAGAGTATGCAGCGGCGGGTTGATACTGTCAATGCTAGACTTGACAAAATTGAAAAAGATCGTCAGGAAGAGCGCGAGCGGTACGAAGAAATTATTGCTAAACTCGAAGCTGAAAACGAATTGCTTAGAGATGAAAACAAATTATATAAAACCAAGATTGAGGAAATGGACATCGAGCGCAAGCAGCAAATAGAAACCAACCGCCGCCAGGGTAAGCGAATATCTGAACTGTTGAAGCGGATTGGTGAGTTAGAAAATAAAAATGGATGCGCCAAATAATATGACAGACCTTATAGCGAAAATGCACGATTTTGAGGCGCGGCTAATTGACGTAGAAAATCGGCTCACGGCAGACGAACAAAGTATAAAAGAGAATCGAAAGTGGATTCGCGCGAATAAAGAAAAGGGATGGTTCGCTTACGACAAGACAATTGAGCTTGATTTGAGAATGTGCGATTTGGAAGAAGCGAAAGATGAGTGATGGCGTGCTTGGTACGGACGGTAGCCATTGGAGCTGGTCGATTGATTTCCAGAAAATGTACGATGCCGATGCCCGTTTTTGGTTTACAAAAGCAACTGACAGCGCAAGGGGAACGGGGCGTCTGTTTGAGGATTCTAAGTTCAACGCATTCTGTAATCAGGCGTTTGCGTTTGGTAAACTGTTGAGTGGGTGCTTCCACTGGTTGCAGCCCGATACAGACCCTAAGAACGCGGCGCGGTTTTATCTTGAGAGATATTATAGATTTAAGTTTCAATTGCCCCCTATTCTTGACTTTGAAGAAGTTTATGCTTATTTGGATAGGTCAACGGGAAACGCCACGCACTTAGAATCTCATTACGCCTGGTGCGCTCAAGAGTGGCTTGACGAAATTCAGCGTAACGTGGAAAAGAAGCCGTTTGTTTATTCTGCTAAATGGTTTACTGACCACTTTGAAAAACGATTGTTATCTTGGTTGAATGAATACCCCCTTATTGTTGCTCAATACCCTGGTATTCAAAAGCCGACCGAGAGCGACCAGCCGCTTATGCCCTACCCCTGGACTGAGTGGGTAATTTGGCAATATAGCGCCGATGGGAATAATAGGGGATATGAATTTGGGTACGCGTCTGAGGATGTTGATATTGATTACTATCCTAATTCTTATGAGGATTTATTAAATTATGTAAATGCAGAGGAGCCAGAAATGCCAGACATGCAACCAACCGGAAATTATAAGATTGTATTGACTGGAAATTTATCGGTGCGCAATAAGCCGACTACCGTTGGTTCGATTGTGTTGGGCTATGGGTTGGCGGGTGATGTGTTTATTGCAACCGAAAAGACGGCGGACAACTGGTATAAAATTGTTTTGTCCGGTGTTGATGGTTGGATTAGCGGTCGCACTCAATACACGGTCATTACTGAGATTCTTGCGCCTGTTGAACCAGAGCCTGAGCCTGAGCCAGATCCAGAATTGACCGTAGAAGAGCGGCTTGATAGACTTGAGGCCGCCGTTTTTGGATAAAGATATTTTCTTCATCTCTCTCCTTTCAAGGTGGGGCGGCGCAGTCTTATATAAGACTCATTCTGCTGACACCAAATGGTGAACGCCCCACTAAGGGAATTATAAGAAATTATGGCTATTTATAGCGAGCCAAGAACAGACGCACCGGTATTGTGGACATGGCGCAGAATGATGGAAATGACAGTGGAGATTTGGTATAGATGAGCATATTCGCATGGATTGTTATTGTTGCTGTTTCGATATTCGCTGTATTTCTGGTGATTGGACTGCTCTGCATTGCCGCTGACGAGGGCGATGTCTACGATGAGCGGGATTGTAGGGATTATCTGAAAGAGAGGGAAGAGTGACGACAAGTGAAGAATTTGCAAAAGCATATGGTGACGGTGCGGCTGTGGTGAAAAAAGGCGGCTATTAGCGTGAAGGAAATGGCCGACGCTTTGCGGAATATAATTAATAGCACAATAGAAATTAAGAAGGAATTGGGCGAGGGCCCTCTGAATGAGAGGAAAGAATGAATGCGATTGAAATTGACGACATGGAAGTATGGAAATCCACCAAGTTGACAGTTATTGTAAATTATAGAGAATCTGGAATGCGGAAGTTGTTGAAAGGTCTTGGGTTATGGATTGCCAGAATTGGGTTTATTATTGCAGGTGTTGGGAAGGTTGAAATTAAGGATGCCTGACCCCCTGTCTATATTTGAATGAGAGGGAAGAATGAGCGAATGGATAAGAGCGGAGGATGCGCTACCAGAAATTATAGAGAGAGAAGACGGCTCAGTAAATGTTGTTTTGGCTTATTATGACATTAATAAGGTTGAAATGGTTAGCGGCTCTCAATTTCAGGTAAGCAATACGGTTTATTTAAATCGACATCCAGAAAAGTTTACACATTGGATGTATATACCGGAAATATCGGAGATAAATGCTAATGCCTGACCCAATAGCGATATTTGAGGCAGGGGTGACGCGAGTAAAGACGATGGCTGACGGTTCACCTCGTTTTGAATTTGAGTCCGGCGAAGCGGCTATTGCAGTTATGCAAGCGTTGGCAGAGGCTCAGGCGAATAACAGGTTGTGTATGGTTATTGTGTATGATTATGATGATTGGAAGCGAATGGAGGCGGAGGGGTGATAATGGATAAAAGCAGAGAAATTATAGAAATTTACACAAAACTACAGTAAAAATACATAAATATGGATGATTTGTTAGCAAAATTACAGGAACTGAAACCAGAAGAGCTTGACTACGTTATGGCGCGGTCAAGTTCTAATACCATTGGTAAGGCCTGTGAGGAAGCCGGAATTTCAGAGTCAACCATTTATAAATGGAAAAATAGAAAAGAGCTTGACGATCTTGCTCTAGCCCTTCGCCTAGACCGTCATATCGAGGTCGAGTTGAAACTTCGTGAAGCCTTACCTGATGCGGTACAGGTTATTATTGACGGCATTAAAGAGCGCAGATACACAGACAAGTTCAAGGCTGCCGTCGAGGTGCTGGATCGTACGCTTGGCAAGCCAACCCAGAAGATTGACGCAAAGACGGAGCATAGCGGATCGGTTACGTTAGAGGGTGCCGTTGATGCCCTCAAACAGGCCGACCAGAAGCTAAATGATGACAAACGATCAGACGTTTGAGGAGATCGCTAAGTGCTACCGGTCTGCTCATTACTTTATAAATACGTACTGCAAGATTCAAGACCGGAGAGCTGACGACATCATGGGAGGGCGGTGGATACCGTTCACCCTATGGCCTGCTCAGGCAGCCGCGCTTGTTACGATCCTTAACAACCCATTGATTGTTATTCTCAAGGCCCGGCAGTTGGGCTTCACGTGGCTGGTGCTATGTTATGAGTTATGGCTTATGCTATTTAGGAACGCCGCAGAGTGCCTGATCTTTTCACGGCGTGAAACTGAGGCAAGGTACTTGCTAGATGAACGGATGAAGGGTGTTTATGAGCATCTTCCTGAGTGGCTTAGAAACGGGCTTGCAACGGACAAGGACAGCGCGAGTATCTTCTCCCTGTCTAACGGCTCCATAGCGCGGGCGTTCCCGACCAGTGCGGGTGATTCCTATAATGCCACGGTTGCACTTGCGGACGAGTTTGACCTTGTTGAAAATCAGGAATCGTTAATGACCGCGGTAAAGCCCACCATTGACAACGGTGGACAGATGATCTTACTCTCACGGTCAAACAAGAAGCGACCGGAAAGTTTGTTTAAGCGAATCTACAGGCAGGCCAAGAATGGAGAGAACGCCTGGGTGCCGATTTTTGTACCGTGGTTCGCGCATCCAGAACGAGACCTGAAATGGTATCGCGATATTCGGTCTGACACGTTGGCGAATACGGGCTACCTAGATGACCTGCATGAGCAGTACCCGGCGACAGACGTTGAGGCGTTAGACACAAAGACGGCCGATAAGCGGATTCCTTCTGAGTGGCTAAAGCGATGCTATGTTGAATCGAAACCGGTTGACGACTTCACGGCCCCAACGTTACCTGGGCTGACAGTTTACCAGACGCCAATACCGGACCGTAAGTACATTGTTGGCGTTGATACGGCCGAGGGAAACCCGACCAGCGACGATTCCAGTATCGAGATTCGCGACCTTGAGACAGGGCACGAGGCAGCTTGTTTGGCTGGTAAAATAGAGCCATCAACCACGGGCTATTATGCCTCAGAGATAGCGAAGTATTACTATGGCGCACCGATTATCGTAGAGCGCAACAACCACGGACACGCTGTTCTTTTGTGGTTACAGGATAACAGCAACGCGCGACTTATTAAGGGTTCGGATGGGAAACTTGGCTGGCAAACGAACACGGTCAGCAAGGCGATGATGTGGAGCAAGACGGCGGAGGCGGCACGGGATCACGGCTTCACGCTTCATAGCTTCTCGACCTATACGCAGTTGTCAAGCATTGATGGGTCAACGTTGTCCGCACCCGAAGGAATGCACGATGATCGGGCGGTAGCCTTTGCGCTAACGGTTGTTGGTGAGGAATTATTGCCGTCCGGGTGGGAAGCCACTCGTGACTTGGGAAAGATAGATAATTTTGAGTCCCCCTGGACTTAGGAGGTAGCATGGCAAAAGAGATTTATCAGGAGCTTGGGGCGACCGGGCTAGAACACTGGGGCGGGTATGTACAAGAGGCCTCCC